AAACCGCCGTCGTGGCGCCAGTCGGATCGCCCTCGACGTAGATGACACCCACCGTGCCATTCAGGTCATTGAGCACCTGATTAACCAGGGCGATATCGTTGGTGGCATCGGACGGGTCGCCGGTGACTTTGACGACGTGCTCACCGTCCGTGATCGCCACGATGGAGCCTTCGGTGTCTCGGAAGACGCCGATGGCCTGAGTGTTGTCCGCGGTCATAATCAATTGGTGTTCGGTGCCATCAATGGCTTCAGCTTTCGCCTCTACATCACTAACCACACGGAAGTAGGGTTCGGCGTTGGCGGTGATGGTGATGACCTGTGTTTTATCCGGTTGTCCGCCGTTCTGTACATGCTCCCCGGCAATATTCGATGACCCGCCGGTGCCGTCGCCCGTGGTTGGTGTTGCGGGTGAGTACGTCCCGATCTCCATATTGAGCGACCGGATCTCGTTCATCTTGTCAAGAAGGTTCTGCATGCGCTGGAGTGCGTCGTCGCTGTGGTCGCTTACCTGGATGGGTGTGCCGTTGAGCAGATTGATGGCGTCTACCAAATCATCCAGGGTGCTATTGAGCGTCGTCAGTGTCTCGGTCATGGACTCCCCGTTGGGGAAGTTGACCGTGATCGTGCCGTCTGCGCCCTCGGAGATCAGCCCAAGCTCTTTGTACAATTCCTTGGTGTCCGGGTTGCTGGCAGCCTCGGCCAGGATGATCTCGCTGGCAACGCTTTCCGGTATCTCTCCCAGGCTGGCGGCGTAGGCAGTGCTGTAGGCGCTGGCGACCTGCGCCTGAACGCCAGAGTCCATCATCAGAAGGGCGTGCCGCTGTTCGGCTGGTCCGAGTTCCGCAAGCGCCGCAACCTGGTCCTGGTAGGCGTTGGTTCGGTCGGCAATGAGCGGCGCCTGCTGCGCCTGGATGGCGGAGATGTCGGCCTGAATCTGGGCGTTGTTGTAGAGGATGTCTTGCCCAGCCACGATCGCGGCGTTGTACTCATCCTGCGAGATGCGCCCGGATGCCAGCGCCTCGTCGATGGCGGAGAGTTCGTAAACGAACCCCTCAGCGGTGAGCGTGATGCCGGTAAGTTCGCTGGCCCAGTCAGCTACCTGCTGCCCAGACTGGGCCAACGCTTCGCTGCCGCCGATAATGGCCTGGAAGGTGGAGTCAAGTGCCCCCTGCGCGTCGGTGAGTTCACGCACGCCCCGGAGGAATCCCTGGTTGCCGGTGAGCGCCCCGCCCGCCCGGATGAGCACATCAACGATGTTGTCCCCGTTGGCAACGAAGTCGATGAGTTGTTGATTGACGGCGGATATCTCGTTCGCGTGCTCCACCATCGCGGCGGTGCTTGCTGCGATGCCGGACGAGAGCCGATCCTGGAATGCGGCTGCGGTGGCGTTCGCCTCGTCCTTGAGTTCACCCATCGAGGCATCCGTCGATGCCGTGATCTCGGCAAGTCGGGCCATGTTCTCGGTTGTACGCTCGGTCGCCGCTGCGTACGCCTCTTGGCTGCCTACGGCGGAGTCATCCAGGTCCATAAACCCAACGCCGCGCTGGGAGTCGCGGACGCCGTCGATTGTGCGTTGGTACTGCTCCCATGCCCGCGTCTGCGCATCGATCGCGGCACTTCCGATGGGCAGGACGGCGTACAGATCACCAAAGTTGTCAGTCATCCCCTGAATATTGGCGTTGAACTCGCTCAGGGTAATTTGATCTGTTTTGAGTAAATGAATATTTGTTGCAAGATCAGCTAGGACCCCTTCTACGTTGATTAGTGGTTCATCGAGTCGCCCGATAATGCCCTCGACAAGACCAACCGCAACGGATTCACCATCTGCTTTCAGTGTGTCGAGTTCGCCCCGCAACTCACGGATCAAATTGAGTTGCTGATCGATCGCGGCGTTTCCTGTATTCGCGCCTGTTTCGAGGAGAAGCTGGAAGTTGGCGACAACCCCCTCAGATTTCCCGAGGTCGCCGAGTGCCTGCATTGCCGCGTCAAGTTCGGACTGAATAGAGTCTGTCGAAATGTCGTCAAGGGCAGCCTTGAGTTCGCCGGTTGCGCTCGTCAGTCGGGTAATCGTTTCGGCCGCAGTCCCCGCTTGCGCCAGTTGTAAAACGGCTTCAGACAGATCCTCAACGGGTGGTACAGCCGCCTCCGCCGAATCACCAAACAGCCCGAACCAATCGGTCATCTCACCCAGAACAACAACCGCACCAACACCAGCCGCGATGAGTCCCACTGGACCAAGCGCGGATGCGGCAATCTTGATGCCGGTGGCCAGTCGCCCCAATGCGGCGCCAGCAACGGGCGCCGCAAGAGCAAACGACCCAAGCACACTCGCATATTCAGCGGCGGGACCAATCGCTCCACCTAACGCCTGCGCCTGATCCTGCAAACTGTTGACGAATTGGCGTGCCTGCCCGGCGTTCGTTTCGGCGGCATCGGCCGCGGCACCGGTAGCGAACGCGGCCTGATCCATCGCTACGCTATACCGGAAGGCAGCCTTTTCGCCTTCCGTCATGGTCGTATTCCAGCCCTCAATCCCAGCGGCAGCCGCGAGAGCTTGCACCGCCGCATCACTCATGTTGAGGCCGAGGAGTTCGGCGGCTTCACCTTCACCGCGAATCGCGCCGGCAACTCTCGTTGTCGCGTCGGCAAGGTCGATGCCGGTGACGGTGGCCAGGTCGGCCGATGCCTTGACGACGTTCTCGATCTGGTCTGCTGTCAGTCCGTAGTTCTGGGCAAGGGACGCGGCGGAGAGGGTTGCGGCGCGGGCGGCATCATTACTGTAGACGGTGGTCTGCTGGATCTCCTCGGCAAACTCAATGAGTTGCTTCGATGCATCTCCGTAGGCACGTTCTAAGCCGTCAATCTGGCGCTCTTGCTCGACGTAGGCGCGGCCAACCAGCGCCAGCCCAGCAACCAACGTCCCGGCTGCCGCCCCGGCCTCAGTCCACTTCTTTTTGATGTCATCACTGGATGCGGCGGTCTTCTTGGCCTGCGTCTCAACATCCGCAAGCGCTTTCTGCGCATTTTTGGCAGCGGGTCCAACCGGGGTCAATCCAGAAGCAGACGCCTTTCCGGCGTTCTGGACCTGCTGCCCCATCGATTGAGCAGCTTTCCCAATACGCTGAAAATCATCGCTCGCGTCATCTTTGGCAGTAACCGTAAATCTGACAGAATCAGACATACGCCATCCTCCCTGTTACGATGGTGTCATCAAGGAGGAGATCAATGGGCTGGGGATTCTTTACTGTAGGTGTTCTGTCGCTCGCGGTATTCGTTGGCGTACAGGTCTGGGCAAACGGGGAAGACGACGCATACCACGAGGAACGGTCCACGGTTGCGCGCAAGAATCTCGATATCGCGGTCGAGAACTTCGCCCTTCCCACGGCGCTAGAACATGACCGCCTCGCAGACCCAGGCAAGCCACTATCCGTCAGGCACCCGAATCTGGTCGCCATCGGCGCCGCATTGGTTGTCGCCGTGATCGGTACCATCATCGTCCTACTCGCTGGTATCGCAGCGGACCAACGCCACGAATAACTACGTCTTTCGTGGTGCCTCGGCGTCGTGTTCTTCGTTCCATATCTGCCGCGCCTGCTGGGTTGCCGCGCACCACAGCGCATCGAGTTGCAGCCATTCCAACGGACTGACATGCCAGTTCAGGTTCATGGCGTCTGCGAGGACTTGCGGGCACGGCGGCGCTGGTTGGTCGGTGTAGTCGTCTCGTCCTCGTCTGGCATCCCATCGGGCGTAGCGTCGGATGGGGCCGGCGATTCTTTTCCCTTTGGGGTCTTGTCCGTCTCCCCGTTCATGCTGAGGACGTGCAGCCGAGCCAAGATGGCGCTCTCTAGCACCCATTCCCGGATGCAGGGATCAAGCTTGAGCAGCACGGTCCAGTCGCCATCAGCCGGGGCAGGGAGTGGCACCCTCTCGATCGATTCGACCACCTTGCGGGCGGGCTTCCGTTCGGTGCCGTCCTCGTTCAGTTCGGCCGGGATATCCCGAAACGTCACAACCTCTTCGGTGGCGTTCCAACTCTTGATGAGCGGCGCCAGGAACGGGCCAACGTCTTCCCACAACGATCCCGGTTGGCTGATGGCCTGGATGGTGCCATTGGTGGGGTTGGCCCGGAGCGTCACCACGAACCCTTCGGCCTCGGTCCCTTCGCCGCCGGTGAGCGTCACCCACCGGACGGCGGACTGATAGAGACCCGTGGGAACGTGGCCGTTCTGGACAACAACCGCGCGATCGGTTAGGGGCATCGAGTCTCCTTATGGCAGGGCGGACGTTGCGGTTCGGATGGTGTGGCGAACGATGATGTTCTCAACGGAATCGACGTAGCCCCGGAAATTGAGCGTCTGCGTCATGTTCGAATTCCGGTAGTCGTAGGTGGGCGCTTCCCATGCCGCCCGGAAGACATCGATCTGGGCAGTGCGGTAGGTCGCCGGAGACGTGTTGATCAGTTGCGTGTCCGTCTGCTTGAATCGGAGTTTGACTTCCTCTTTACCGATGAAGCGCTCCCACTCTTTCGGGCTGTCAAACTCCATGCGGAGTGAGCCAGCGACCGTGATGGTGCCGTTGCCGGTCTTGGCGTCGTAGCCGTCGCCGGAGCCCTGGAAGCGCTTGGGCTGGATCGGCCAGTCAAACCCGACATTCCAGGAAATCACCCGGTCAGACTCGTCGGTCGTGCCGATGGTGCCACCAACGTAGTCGTCAACAAAAACCTGGGTATCCGCTGCCGCGATGGTCCGGTAGGACGGCACGGTGAGCGCCGGCGTAGGGCCAACCAGAAGGAAGGTGGTGCCAACGGTGGGCGTAACGGTCCAGGCGGCCGTTGTAATGGCGGTGGCGGTGTGCGACACGATCTGGCGAACCTGATCCTTGCCAGTACCGCCGATCAGGTGGATCCAGCCGCCGACGTACTGGGTAGTGCCGATCGAGATGCCTGTATCCGTGACCACCGTCGAGGTTGCCGTTGTGGCGGTGCCCTCGACGCGAAGGTACAAATCCTTGGTGCTGGCGTAAATTGTCGGAACGTTCAGCATCCAGACAGCGTTCGCGTCATCGATATCACACGAGATGTTGTATTGGGGGAAGCGAACGCCGGTGCACAGGAACAACAGTTCCGGGAATCCGTAGTAGACGCTGGCGCTCTGCCGCGTCGGCGTGCCCATCGAATGGTTGTAGGTGTAGAGGTAGCTCGGCGTGCTCTGTGCATCAGACGTTCCCGCTGGACCAGTGGCCAGCGCCAGCCGTGCCGTATTGGCATACCCCTCATAGGTCAGCGGTTCGCTGTAGACGCCGCCAATATCGGTGGGTCCGTAGACGACGCTGTAATCCTTCGCATACGTTCCGGCAAAACTGGGCACATCGGACAGCGGTCGCGTGCTGGTGATATTCATATCACCGAGCATCACGAAGTCCGCAACCGCAGCGGTTCCCGGCGTAGCCTCGATGGCCGCAAACGCGCGGACGAGTTGACGGTCGTTGTGGACATCCTGAATGGCCATCGTTAGCTATCCTTCTCGCCGGAGGTTGCCGCCGGGACGGTTTCGGGGTCGATTGCCTCAGCGGATAAAGCGCGCGGCACGGTGCCGACCTTCTTGTAGGCGCCGTCTTTGCGCTTCGATTCCAGATCAATGGCGAACCGCTGACCTGGGCTGTAGGCCGCGAGGTCTTCGTCGGTCAGGTCGCGTGCCGCCACACCCTGGACGTACGCGCCCGGTTCGTCTTTGGTGAACTTGTAGATGACGCTGGGTTTCCCGTCTTTCAGGGTTATGTGGTTCATGCAATCTGCTCCGGTGTGCGAACGAGTTTGATTTCAACAGGAAGGACAGAGCCGTAGAACGTGGCGCCCCAACCGGATAGGGTTTGCGATGTCTGGGCGGGTAACGGCTCGTCCCCGCCCCGTGCGACGTGACAGTGTTTGACGCTGCCCTGTTCGCCGGGAAGCTCCAGCACATAGGCCGGGTTGTCGCGGCTAGGGGTGAACCGATCAAGGATCTTGATGGCGAGCAGATCACCCGCGCCCGCAACCTTCTCGGCTTGGTTCACATCAGCCAGATACAGGTTGATATCGGCCCGCAGGATCATTTCCTGCTCACCGCCCCGCATCGTTGTCTGGAAACCCCGCATGAAGACCACACAGGCCGGTAGACGCGGTAGGAGCCCCGGCATCGGGTAGTAGCCGGTTGCCCCGGTTCCAGTGCCGCAATAGACAGCCAGACGGCGTAGCGCCTCTGTCGGCTCCATCAGGTCAACGCCGCGGTGATACGGCGGGCGGCAGCCGCGACTTCAGCCGGGGCGCGCTTTCGAATCTCGGCCGCGCCCGCTTCCATGTACCGCCGCCCTTTGGCCGGTCCTACTCGCTTGCGAAAGAACACTTGACCGCCGATGGTGAATCGGAGCGCTTTACCTCGCGCCACCACCGGGCCGCGCCCGTCGTTGTGCCACTTCGCGTACGGGACATTGCTGCCGAACGCGCCGATAACCGAGCCGCCAGCCCGGCGTGCCGGTTCATGCGTCAGGGATCGGCGGAGGGTGCCGGTCTTGACACCAACGCGCCCCTTTGCCACCGTCGACCCGGCGATCGTCAGGCGGTCAACCATCGTCACAAGTTCGCGCCCGATGATGGCCTCTGCGCCTTTGAATCGCGCCGTCAGTTGGTCGAGGCCGGTCGTGGTAATGCGCAACTCAGTCATGTCATCACCCAAGCAACCAGGGCACAGGCGGCTGGAATACTCAACAAGACCGCCACGATCACCAGTGCGGGCGGGAAGGTGAGTCCGATGCGTGGCGGGTAATCCGGGAGAGCTGGTGAGAGTGCGTGCCGTTCGTGCTCGATGCTCACGCCACCACCAACTTTCGCAGCATGTGCGTGGCGATGGCCGCTTTCCAGAGCGGGCCGTTCTCTGCCCGCGGTGGCGGTACAGATTCGAGATCACCGAAGCTCGCCGTGGTATCGCGGGCGTTGAATGTGCGGCGCCGGTATTCCGCGACTACCGCCTCAGTGAGCGCCGCGATTACATCCGCCGGCGGAGAGCCGTTGACCTCATCGCCCCAGGTGCCCGTGACACGCACCGGGCCATACCAATAGCCCGCGCTGTTCTCAATGGCGTTGCCACCGGCGACGAGGCGCAGGTAGGTGCTGCTCACCGTCGTGCCGTTGACCCAGGCGGTGCCATTCCACGTGCCATCAACCTGAACGCTGGTGAGCGTCGTCAACGGCGCGGGCAGGACAAGCCAGTTCGAGACGCCGATCGCCTCGATGGTGCGCATCTCGGCGGCGTAGGTGCCCCATGTCATGCCGGTGGCATCGTTGAAGCGCAGCGTGAGCGCATCATCGAACGTCGCCAGCATGGCGATGGCGTCGGTATCGTCCGGCTCATTGGTGGACAACCCAAGCTCGGTCTTGGCCGCGTCGAGGTCGGCGTAGCCCATTGACTACTGCGCCCGGTTCTCAGGGGCCGCGCCCTTCGCCCGCTTCTCGGCAGCGTCCCGGATGGATTCCTGTTGTTCCTGCATCGGTGATTCGATCGGCTTCCCCGCATCGCGGTACTTAGCACCGTCCGGCAAGACCGCGCCCTCTTTGAATCGCATATGCGTCTCTACGCCGTCGATGGTGACCTTGTAGACGCCGGTCTTATCGGCCTTCTTGGCGTCAGCTGCACTATCCATAACTAGATCACTCCTGAGCAGCGGGTTGGGCCTGTCGTGGCCAATAGCTGCCCGGCCAAACTGACGAACCTGACCGGGCAGCCAGCGGTCCATTTACTTCACGGCCTTTGGCTTTGGCGGATTCGGATTGGCACGGAATCCCCGCGTATCGACCTCGTGGCTGAACGTGTAGGTTGCCGGGATGTCGGCGCCCGCCTTGTAGTAGCGGCTGTCTCCGCCAGGGCCCATGTAAGCGCCGGTGGCGGTGGCTTTCTTGGTGCGAACGTCTTTGATGTCAACGATGCGTAGGGGCATGGGTGCTTACTCCGTCTAGACGGCATCGACGAGCGCGAAGGCTGCCGGTCGGTAGACCGCAAGCCCCAACCGCTCTTCGGCCAGGAGGACGTACATATTGCGAACGAAGAAGTCTGAGTGCTGATCGGCAATGAGGAGTTGCGCCGCCATTCGATCCCACACCTGGGCCGCGGTGCCGTCACCAACGACGTAAGACCCCGCGGCCTTAGCCTCGGTAATGACGACTTCCATACCCCAGATGCGGGGTGTTTGGGCTGCGTCAAACGGACCCATGCCGAAGTACTGATCGGTGGTATCGGCCAGCGTCAGCGCCACTTCCCAATCGGTCGGATGCATAATCACGAAGGTGGCATTGCTGTCGCCGGTCGTGGCAATGAGCGTCTTAGAGCGGAGGATTCGGTTGTAGTTCTCGGGACCGCCCGCGCCCGCGTTCTGCACCGCGGCGCCGGTGAAGTAGGTCTGGTCAAGGTTCTGGATGCCGGACTGATCGAGGATGCCGGAGATGTTCGGCGCGGTGCCGTTGCCGTTGAGCAGTTGGTCATTCTCAACCCGGACCAGCCCATCAAAGAGCCGGCCGGTAACGTAGCTCTGCAGTTGTGGCACGTCATCAAGCGCGTTCCGGGTAATCGGAATCCAGTGAGCGATGATCTCAACCGGCGTGGTCGCCTGGGTGAACGTCAGGCTGGATTCCGGCTTGGCGCCAGTCGAAACGGACGTCGCCTCGATCACGGGCGCGGCAGCGTTGGTGAACACGTTCTCAGACACGAACGTGATGGAATCGCTGGTGGTGTTGCCCTGAAGGAGGACATCACGAACGGCGCGGCTACCCAGGGGTTCGTTGCCCCGCATGATGCCGGAGAGCAACTGCGGCCGGACCTGATCGGCGGAGAGTGCGCCACCGTAGATCAGAGCGCGCTCTTCACGGAGACTGCCGACCTTGAACGGTTCGGATGTGCCCACCGGGCGATCGCGGTAGTCCGCAACCTGTTCGGACTTACCAAAGTCAAGGATCTTGGATGTGCGACGCTCTGGATGGCCGTTCTCTGTCTGGGCGACGACGGCGCTGGCGCGGCCTTCGTCCTGGTACTGGCCCTTGCGGTCAAGCGCGCCGCTGATCTTGCGCTCTGCCAGGAGGGCGGCTTCCGTGGTTTCGATCTGCGCTTGCAGGTTGATGGCGTTGGTGTTGTCGTCTGAGGATCGATCCTCTTTGTTGACGATCGCTTCGAGGGCGGTTAGGTCGGTCAGCAGTTGCTCACGCAACTTAACCTCACGAGAGGTAGGCATCGTGGACTCCACTCAGGATGAGCTTCTTTCGCAGAACGAAAGAAGACAGGGCAATCACGTCGATCGGGTCGGCGTGCGGTGCCTCTTTGCGAGTGGAGTGGTCGGAGTGGATACCGCCGGGTCCGGGTCGCTGTGCGGCGAGCGCAACAAGTTGCTGGAGAAGCCCATCACGGTACTCATCGAGTTCCGTACCGGCTTCTAGATCAGCCAAGAGGAGGGAAAGGGCGTCCGCTTCCTTTTGCGAGCGGACGGCATCGATCACGGCGTTTTCGTTGGATGGGAAGGTGACGGCGGATGATTCCCAGTACTTGACTTCGGTAATCACGCGCACGTCGTCAAGCTTCCAGCCGTTCAGGTTGAGCCCGTCCTCTTTGGTGGCGGGCCGATCCTGCTTGGTTTGGAAGCCGAATGACATAGAGAGCGGCACGCCGCCACGAAGGCGCTTGAGGAGCACGCTACCCTCGGCGCCGTCGTCAATAACCTCCACGTCAACGCGGAGGCCGGTGTCGTCTTCCTTGATTGCGGCGTGCCGGCCAACCGGGCAGTCAGGCTTGTGTTGCCACAGAACCGGGATTCGGTCCTCACGGCCTTTGATGGTGCGCTTGAATGCGCCCTTGGCCATCGCCGTGCCGTGCCCATCAACGGTATTGAAATGGGCGGCATAGCCAGAAAATCCCGGCAGCCCTTCGGCGCGGGTTTCGAGTTCGCTAAATTGTCGGTATTGAAGATCCACGGGCCACGCCTTTCGGTCGTGGCCCGCTGTGGGGCGCTAGGTTGGCCCGCGTGGGGCGCTCTAGATTGGGTCTATCCTACCATAACGCGATGGTTATGCCGTAGAGTCTCGTGGGACACAGCCCGTCCCACCGCAGCATGGGCACGGCGTAGACATATCGACCGTCGCCATGAGTTTTTCTCTGCCAACCCGACCAAGGCCACGAATACCCATCAGGTCGCCCGCTGTTCGTGTTGCTAGCCATTCGGGATCAAGCCACCGGTCGTCCTTCGTATCCATTTGCTGACGGAATAGACAGTTGACGGTCATGCTTGAGATGCCCATTGCCCGAAGAGCGGCGCGCCGCTCTTGTCGTTGACGATGTGCGGCATGGCGCGCCGCAATCTCGTCCATCCGTGCCTGGTCCATCCACCTCCCCCCTTACGCCGCCGTCCTCGCCTCGATTGTCCGGTGCTTCTTGCACTTGCCGCAATACAATTCGATCATGCTGCCCGGCGTGAGGCGCATCCTGGCCAGCAACGACCCACACACGGAGCAGCGGTACGCTTCCAGTTGTGTCAAGAGGGGCGGCGCTAGCTTGGTTGCTACCACGGCTCCACCTCCACGATCTGCCGGTGCCGGAAGATCACGCCATCTGCCGTCGCTTGCGTCTTGACAACGTGCTCACCGGAGACAGCCGGTATCCACGTCGCCCGATAACAAGGCGCGCCGTCCGGGTCGGTGTCGGTCTCCGGCGTGGTCGCGTCCGGGTTCGCCCCACTCGGCGCCACGATGGTCACGGCGATATCTGCATCAGCGATATATCCGCCGCCGCTGCCCAGTTGGAGCTTGGTCAACGTCACTTCAATGGACTCCCCAACGTGGGGGGTAGACATGGGAGTACTCACGGCTCAAGCTCCACAATGCCGGACAACGCCGGACGGATGGACTGCACGGCGGAGAGTTGCGGCAGGACGGTCACGACGCCGAGCAGGGTGCCAGGGGTGATGTCTTGCGGCACGGTTAGATTGGCCACCAGGAGCGCCGTAGGCCCGATCACTGCCGCGAGCGGCTTCGGCACCGTCAGTGCGCCCGCCAGCGTGGCCGATGCCACAACCACCACATTCAGCGGCTTGGCAACCGTCAGGTCGGCCGCGATGATCGCCGTCGCCGTGACAGCGCTGTTCAGATCCGGGCCGGCACCGGCAATAGTGAGATCACCGGCAATCGTGGCGCCGCAGACAATCACCACATCGAGCGGCTTCGCGACCGTCAGGTCTGCCACCAGAGCCGCTGTGGCGGTCACAGCCGTGGCAAGCGGTTTATCAATGGTCAATGACGCGGCAAGCGTGGCCGCGGCGCTTACCGTCGTTTCTAGTGGTTTGGCAACCGTCAGATCGGCTACGACTGTGGACGTAGCCGAGATGGCCGCAACCAGCGGTTTTGCAACGGTCAAGTCTGCGGTGATGGTTGCGGTGGCACTGACGACGGACGCAAGCGGCTTGGCGACCGTCAGATCGGCGGCAAGCGTGGCCGTTGCCGATACCGCGGAGACAAGCGGCTTATCAACGGTGAGCACTGCGGCCACCGTCGAGGTCGCCGTGACCGCTGCCGCCAACGGCTTATCGATGGTCAGGGCCGCGGCAAGGGTGGCTGATGCGGTGACGACGGACGCAAGCGCCGCGCCGGATGTTGATGACCAGACGACAGACCAGAGCGGCGGCGCGTAGGGATAGATCAGCGGCGCATGGTCGGCTACGGTCGCACTGGTTACCGCGCCCGTGTTGCCGTTGCCGCTGTAGTCGATCTGGGTGCCGGTGCCGTGTAGGTCGAATAAGAGCCTGGTATCGGGCACATTTGCCGCGATGAGGCTGCCAAACTGGATGCGGCGCAACTCGTCCTGGTCAAGTGCACGCCGGACAACACCCGCCCGTGCGATGCGGCCCAGAAACGGCAGCGTTGTGGCGCGGGACAGGTTGCCCACATAGAGGTTGTAGCTGGCATCGGCGTCCGGCGCGCCGTTGCTGCCCGCCTGTTGCAGTGTGTAGGTTGGCTCGACCGCTGCCGTGGACAGGTTGCCGATAAAGAGTTTGATCGTGCTGGCGCCTGCCACCGTGGACGAGTGGGTGCCCGCCACAAACGTCCAGGTGTTCAACGGGATCATGCCAACGGCGGAATGCGCCTCGGCCCAGTTGCTCCCGGTGGTGCTTTTGAAGATGACGAAGCGGGCACCACCCTCGCCGCCGGCGTTATCACAGAGCAGCACCCAACCGGACGGGAACGCCCCGTCCTTGGTAATCATGTGCTGATTGGCGCCATTGCTCGTCCGATAGAACCAACCCCAGACGGTGAACGCGGTATTGATCGCGCCGAGGTCGTCCAGGTTGGACGCTGACCCAGCGTTGACGTACTGGCCGGACGCAAAGGTGAGCGCCATCTGCCCTACACGTCGTTGTAGCGAAGATTGGCGTAGACCACCCACAGGGTTGCCGCCAGCGTATCCGCCGCGTTCGATCCGTCGCGGTAGTGCGTCCCGATAATCACGTCTCCGGCCGCGAGGTTGGCATCGGTGATATCGAACGTCACCGTGAAGAGCAGCCGCGCCGTACCAGGCACCGTCGTGGTCACGCTGAGCGTTTCCTGATCCGTCGACGGGTCAAAGGATTCACCCGACGCAATCGAGCGGTAAGCAATGCGCTGCCGGGTGGCGCCGCTGGTCGCGGTCGTGGCGCAGGCCACATCGATGAGGCCGGTACCGACGTAGTTGTTCGGCACCACGACCTGGAAGCCACAGCCTTGGTCAAGCGTCTGCGACGGGTAGGACAGGACGGTGCCGGGATAGCGATCGTTGCTTTGTAGGTTGACGGCGGCCGGTTCAAAGTAGACGCCCACTTCCGGTTGCGTGAACCAGACGGGTGCAAGATGCGTGCTCACTACACCCGCTCCTTCTCAGCCTTCAGTTCCAACCAGAACGCGCCGATCAGTTTCTTTTGGGCGTTGGTCAGATTCGGCGCGCCGGTGGCCGTATTCATGGCGGTACTAATGGCGCTCTTGGTCGCGGGCAATTCCCACCAGTCTTCGAGTGCCTGCATGGCGGCGAAGATGCGGGCTTTGGGGTAGTCCACGCCGGGGTTGAGGCGGGCCACCGCTTCGGATATGCGACTACGTTCGGCGGTGGTCAAGACGGCCATACCGGCGACTCCTTTATCAGCAGGCGCGGCACCACTCGATGATGGCTTCGGTCCTCTGTGCGTACAACGAGAACATGATAACGGCGACAATCGCCGCGAGGATGATCCGGTTCATACCTACCCCTAGGTGAGCAGCACGTCGAGCGCGCCGATGGCAAACGTTGGGGCGGCATCGCCGGAGTTGATGGTCCGGGATGCGGCAAGCGCCTCGTTGAAAATCTGCGTGCCACCGGAGGACGCCGACATAATGACGATGTGTGTCACGGTCTGTGCTGCGCCACCAGTGGATGCCGGGAAGGTAATGGCGGCGACGTTATCGCAGAGCATCGATGCGCCCGATGCGGTCGGGGAGTTCCATGTGCCGGACGCACGAGAGAGGGCGACACGGGCATACGACGTGTAGGACGCCTCGGCGCCACCGGCCCCGGTATCAAGCGGATCACCAATCCAGAGCGCGGCGTACAGGTTCGCCGGGGTGGTGTTCGCGGTAAGCGTGGTGAACGCCGTACCGCGAAGGATGTAGTTCAGGATCTCTGTTTCCATCGCGTCGGAGAATCCAGCCATAGCGGTAACGATCCTTCCTGATGACGCCTACGGCGCCGCGATTTGCGTGACGCCAACCACACCGGCGGCCGTCCGTGATTCCCCAACCCAGTTGGTTGTTGTTGTGCGCTCAACACGGGTCGCGATATTGGCCGCGATGGCCGATTCGGCTGCCGCGCCGACGCCACCGTTGATGCCCACCGTATCCGGGGCGTGCGTGCGAAGTTCGTATCCGGTGGCGCCGTTCACCAGGGTGATCTTGGTCCCAACCGGCGCGTTCGGAAGAATGACAATGTTGTTAGCGTCGGCACTGACGACCGTTACAAAGTCCGTCCCGATCGGAATGGTGCCCGTCGTGGTGCCGGTGGCGGTGGCCGTCGCCGCGAAGGTACCGGCCTGGTTGTTGTTGGTGGTCGGCAGTTGCTCCGTGGCCAGGTAGGCGCCGGTCATCTGGAGTTCAACCGCCGTCTCCATCGGGATCACGTCGTTCTGGGTGTAATTGACATTCTTGGTGCCGTCCGCACTTCGGAAGACACCAGTACTCGGGACGATAAAGGTCTGCTGTGGCATCTCCTACGCTCCTTCGTTGACGACTAATGCGACCGCTAACGTGCCGTTCGGATGTTCGGCGTAGACGTGACCCTGGACCTGATCAAGCGGCACGATCAAGCCATCCCGCTGAGCGCACGTCAGACCATCCGATCCCGGATCAGTGTCGTGCGCCGCGTTGTCCATCAGTTCGGCATAATCCACGACGCCACTATTCTTGCCAGCCGCCGATGCGCCGAGGTTGTAGGCAACCTGTGATTCAGTCCTCGCGACAGCAAGCGAACGGTTCTTGTATGTCTCCGTGAATAAGCCCTTGATCCGCGAGGCGAGGTCATCCATCGTCACACCCTCATCCAGCGCGTCACCGACGACACGGCGCACGTCGTTCATCGTGGTTTGGTTGATGCCCTGGATGCGCGTACCGAGTTCTCCTAAGACCGTCTGGACGTAGGGGTTGGCGATGTCGTAGGCGCTGGCGGGAATACCTTGATTGGCGGCAGCCAGCCAGCCGGCACGAGTGGCGCGGTTCTGGATGATGCCGAGAACTTCACGTAACAAGTCCTCTTCCTCGTCCCAATCGATCGCGGCGATGTCGCGGGTGTTGAGTGGTTCCATCGATTCGCCCGGCTTCCACCGAACAGGATTCCCCAACAACCGAGGAGAAACAAAGCCGGTTACGATGGTGCCCGTCTCTAAATCAAGCAACGCCGTCCGGGACGCCGCAATCACCCGCTCCCCCTGCTCTTTCCAGAACCGACGCAACTCGGGCGCACCCCGGCGCATCAGCGCCTCGTACTCATCTCGTGCAGCGCTCGCCACACTAGCGCGGGTTTCGGGCGGTAGGCGCTGCATGCGGGGTTCGCGTGGGGGATCGTCTTCGTTGTCTAGGGACCATGCGAAGTCAGGGTAGCGGCCGTTGGTCTTGGCAGGGATGGGAATCTTAGGAGCAGATTCCACGACCCTAATATTCCCCTGGTAACGTTGGGTGCCATCTTCGGTGCCACTAACTTTCCCATCCCCCACCGGCAGCATCCCGAACGGCGAGGCGGGCGCGTACAGTTCGGCGCCGCTGTCGTCATCAAGCTCCGCATAGCCAAAGTCTGAGCGAATCTCATTCCGGGTGATAACCTGCGTGCGCCACAGTTCGATCTTCTGGGCCCGCTCCTTGGTCAAGTCATCTTGCAGCGCCGGAACATCAGACGTATCGAACTCCAACGACACGGAGTCATCAACGTCAAACTCGGGCAGCAGGGCGCGGGTCATGGCGCCATCGAGTCGACGCCACAATGGCGCGATGGTGTCTTCGTAAAACGCCCGCCGCGCCTGCCCGTAGTTCGAGTACGTGCTGGCATCCAGGCCGAGTTTGGTATGAATCAGGATGGGCGGCACGGCGAAGGCGCTACAGATACTCGCCGCCGTCATGTCAGACAGATCGGTAAACGCCATCTCGTCAAAGTCGAGGGAGACCCGCTCAAGCCGTTCCATGCCGGGCACAATGGCGATCTTGCCCGCGCCACGACCCGCGCCGAATCGTTGCATCAACCGCTCTGCCGCGGCCTCGGCCTGGTCCTGATCAATGCTCTGGTATTCGTCTTTCAGCACGGCCACCCAGGACGGCACGCCATTATTTTGAAAGAACATCTTGACGAAATCAGCCATCGTGTTCTCAATGGCCACCGCCCGCATCGCGGCATACAGCGGCGGCGTGCCCATCGGGCCCATGTTGACCGCGGAGTTGTACCGGAATACTCCAACATCCTCCGCTTTCAACAGAAACGGAGGCCGGACACCAGGCACGCTGTATTCCCAGTCGTACGCCTGGTTGTTCCGGGGGATGGGCTTCAGCCAGTCAGTACGGAGTGGATAGAGTGCCACAACCTGATCTCGCGGGCCGCGCACCTTCTCATAGACACAGATCCCGGTGACTGCCGCGATCTTGACAACCTGTTCGACCCACTCTGGTTGGGAGTTGTACGGGTTGGGATCGTTGACCAGCATGGCCAGCCGGCCAGGGCTGGATGAGATGGATGGTTCGATGGGTTCCTGATCGCCAGTGCCGAGATTCAGGACGGCCCGCATCGGCGCGCCGGAGATAGCGTTGGCGATGATGTTGACACAGGCGAAGACGACCGTGACCTTATCGTACCCCTCTAATGCCAGGGTCGCGGGGTCCGTCGGCAACCACTGCGGTTTATTGACTTGATATGATGGATAGGTTGTTGATGCGGCCCGGGTTTGAATAGGCCGGGATGCGGGGAGATCTCTAAACGTAAGGAAGTCCCATGCGCGGGATAGGGCGCTCATCCGACCACCAGCCTGGGCTTGGGCATCGAGAGCGCCATCACGCCATACCTGAGCGCGTCCATGCTGTGATTGTCCTTATCCTGGGGTACGTCACGGGTGCCGCCCGGCGGGTAGCTGTAACTCTCCATCTCCTCGATGGTGTTGACGCACGCCGGATCGATGGTCAATCGCGGCACATGGTCACGAACACGGGTAATACCGGGAACGATGGCGTTCTCGCCCTTGCGGACAGTGCATGTGCCCTTGAGCCGCTGGCCGATGTCTTTATTGATCTGGGCTGCGGACGGGTCCACAACCACCAGATCAGCGCCCGACCTGATAACGGCACGCTCAATGGCATCTACGGCGTCTGTGGCGCCCATCCCGGACTGATAGACCTCTTCTTGGATGTGGATACGGTTACCGACATAGCGCAGCGTCAAGATCACCGTGGGGTCTTGTAGGCCAAAGTCCACGGCGATCAGCGCCGCCCATCCCTCGGTATCTTCCGTGCGGACATTCTGCTGTCTCGTGAAGTTGGGGTAAACCGCGCCATCGGCGGCAACCCATAACCCCTCAAGGAGCCGTGAGCGCAGATGGCCAGAGAGGTTACTTAGGGTGTCCAGGTAGGTCCGGCCGGCCTCGGTCCAGTCGTGGCCATCCCAGAGCACCGGGTTGTCATGGTGGACACTGGACAGCATCGTCATCTTCTTGGCAACATGGCAGCGCCGATAGATCCAATGGCCCGGCCCCTGTGGGTTGGTGTCTCCGAAGACCTGGTTGTACGGCATGACCCGGCCAGGACGATTGACGCGGGTAGTGAGTTTCTGCCATGCGTCCTCGTCAATCTCCCACGCCTCATTCACATAGATCAGATCGTAGTCACGGCTCATCACCTTATCGGCCTTGTCCAGACCACCGACAAGGATTTGTGAACCATTGGGATAGCCAAAAGCAGCCGGCTTGAACTTGGAGCCGCCGAACGGCACCACGCCCCAAGAGCCGGACGCCTTT